AGATAAATTTTTATTATTCCCAAGATTTGATGCCATTACAATAGGTATGTCAAATGTTGAAGACAGCATAAAAGGAAGACTTTATGATACTCTTGAAGAATGCGTAATGGAGATCGAAGAACTAAAGGACGAAATGTCTATGATTCAAATGTCTCAAAGCCCAAATGGTAGAGATAGGTGGGATACCCCAGAAGTAATTGTTGCTGCTGGAAAAAAAAGACGAATGCGAAAAGATAGATATAGTGCCTTGCTTATGGCAAACATGGCTGCTCGAATCCATTCTAGAAAACCAGAAGAAAAAGATTACCAATTTTATGGCGGTTTTGCATATATTGCTGAAAAATCTAAAGACGAAAAGAAAGAAGATGACGATTTTTACATCGGTCCAAGTTGGTTTACCGAAAACATGAAGGATGTATACTGATTTGTGTATAATCAATTACATTTCAATTACATTCCAATTAGGGTAAAGACATGTCTGAGCAAGAAAATTTTATAACCTGGAACGATAACGACCATTCTAGCAAAGAAAAGGCTCTGTCTCAGCTTTCAAAATCTGTAGATGATTACAGCTCTATAAATAAGACCAGCGCTTATCACTACCGTAATTTCCTTGATATTGAACCAAATAAGTCTGTAAGGCCAGGTTTTACCGCTTACGATTATTATTCTTTTCGCCCAGAAGAAAGCGTCCCGGCACAACAAAAAAGAATTATAAAAATGTGCATGGACGCATATGATAAAGTTGGAATTATACGTAATGTTATTGATCTTATGGGCGACTTTGGATGCCAAGGAATAAATATTGTTCATGAAAATAAAAGCGTGGAAGATTTTTATCAGCAATGGTTTAAAAAAGTAGATGGAAAAGAAAGATCTGAAAGATTTCTTAATAATCTCTATAGAACCGGCAATGTAATTATTTATCGCAGTACTGCTAGCATTACTCCAGAAATTGTAAAGTACATGAAATCTGTTGCGGCAGACATTAGGGTGGAAGTTCCAAATATAGAAAAGAATATTATTCCTTGGAGATACAATTTTTTCAACCCCCTTAGTGTTGATTTAAAAGATGGGGCATTAAATATTTTTCTTGGTAAAAAATTCTTTGAAATATCTTCTTCTAAATTTTTTGATAATTTTAAAGACGGTATTCCACAAAATATATTAGAAACTTTACCTGTTGAACTTAAACGCCAAATATCTTCTGGTAAGAGATCTATACCATTAAACCCAGAAAAACTCGCGGTATTCTATTACAAAAAAGACGATTGGAACTTCTGGGCAAACCCAATGACCTATGCAATACTTGATGATATAATTATGTTAGAAAAAATGCGTCTTGCAGATCTTTCTGCTCTTGATGGTGCAATTTCTAATATTCGTCTGTGGACCCTTGGTAATCTTGAACATCAAATTTTACCAAATAAGGCCGCCATTAATAAGCTTCGCAATATTCTTGCTAGCAACGTTGGGGGCGGAACGATGGAGCTTGTATGGGGCCCAGAACTAACTTATACAGAATCAAATAGCCAAGTCTATAAATTCCTTGGTAGCGAAAAATACCAATCTGTTTTGAATAGCATATATGCTGGCCTTGGTGTCCCACCAACTCTTACTGGAATGGCAAATAATGGCGGCGGTTTTACAAATAATTTTATTTCTTTAAAAACCCTTGTAGAGCGCCTGCAATATGGGCGAGATATGCTTGTTAAATTCTGGGAAAACGAAGCTGAAATCATTAGAAAGGCAATGGGTTTTCGCAAGTCGCCACATATAGTTTTTGATCAAATGTCGCTTTCTGATGAAGCTAGCGAAAAACAGCTTTTAATTCAGTTAGCGGATAGAGATATTATCAGCCACGAAACCGTTCTTGAAAGATTCAAAGAAATACCAAGCGTTGAAAAAGTTAGACTTCAACGTGAAAACAATGAACGAGAATCTGAAAAATTGCCAGAAAAAATCGGCCCCTTTAGCACTCCTGAGCTTAAAAAATTACCAGGAACACCTGAGGCCGCACCTGAAAATGGTCGCCCATTAAACAAAAGAGATACAAAACCAAGAAAGAAAAGGGTTGACACTCCAAAATCCACGCCCGGCTTGGCAAACATGTTTATCTGGACAAGCTCTGCGTATGATAAAATTTCTGCCTTTTTAAATGAAGGCTATCTTTCTATTAAGAATAAATCTAATATGCGACAACTTTCTAAAGCAGAAACCGCTGATCTTGAATTTATAAAACTATATACTCTTGTAAATTTAAAGCCAATGACTGAGATTACAAACGAAAAAATAAAGGCCGCAATTGTATCTCATTTTGGAATACCAAAAGACCTAGAAAACATAATAAAACACAATAAAATCAACACTTATGATTTAACAATTGATGATTATAAAAAGACCATTGTGGCGACCTATACAGAGTATATCTTAAGCAAAAACTAATTTTTTGTGTATATTTGTTAGAGGCAAATATGAGCAAAATTAAAGTATTTAATAAAGAAGTAAAAGACGGTGTTGCCGACTTGGTTTCATCCCAAGCGTCTATCGCCTACTGCTCTGAAGCGTCTATTCACAAGGGTAATATAGAAACAATTTCTGATAAAGATTGCTTTCAAAGAATTGTTGCTGAAAATAAAGGTCAAATAGATCTTTATTATTTAGAATCAGTACTTGTTTCTACCGGATGGAATAAAAACGATGACGTTTTTCTTTCAGACGCCACGTGGCAAGCAAGAAACACGCCAGAAGATAAACAATTTAATTATATGCATGATGAGAATGATATCATCGGGCATATCACTGGAAGCTATATTCTTGATAAAAGCGGAAAAGCAATAAGTAAAAATCAAGAAATAGCCCCAGAAGACTTTGATATTATAACACAAGCTGTTCTTTATAATAGCTGGACGAACCCTGAAAATAAAGACAGGATGGATAAAATCATTTCTGAAATCGAAGAAGGGAAATGGTTTGTTTCCATGGAATGTCTTTTTGCCGGTTTCGATTATGCTGTTATTGATAAACTTGGCAATTCAAAAATTGTTTCTAGAAATGAAGATTCGGCCTTTTTAACTAAACATCTACGTTCTTATGGAGGTAGTGGAGAGTATGAAGGCTACAAAATTGGTCGAGCATTAAGACAAATATCGTTTTCTGGGAAGGGCTTGGTTTCAAAACCAGCAAATCCCAGAAGTATTATTTTTGTACCAAAAACTGTAGCAACATTTATTGTTAGCGAACAAGACGTTAATTTTTCTATAGGAGAAAAAAATATGGCCGATACCACAATTTTGGAGAAGCAGTTGGCAGAATTGCAAACTGAACTTGCTTCTGCAAAAGAAGAAAACGCTACAATCAAGGCAAAGATAGAAGAAGCAAAAGATAAAGAAATTGCTTCTAAAATTTCTGCTTATGAGACGACCATTTCCGAAAACGCAAAAACAATTGCCGATTTGGAAGAAAACATTAAATCCACTCAAGCACGCATCGCTGAACTAGAAGACGCTTTGGCTAAATCTAATGATCAGCTTTCTGCTGCTATGAAAGACATGGAAGAAATGAAAAAGAAAGAAAAGATGCAGAAGAGAATGGCTACTTTGATCGAAGCTGGCTTCGACCAAGAAGAAGTCAATGAATCTCTTGCTTCTTTTGAGTCTTTGGCAGACGAGGTCTTTGATTCTGTTGTCGCGGCTATGAAGAAAAAAATGGCCAAGATGTACAAGAAAGAAGAAGAAAAGCCGATGGCTGAAGTAGCCACTCCTGAGACATTCGAAAATGTAGAAACAACTGAAGCTTCTTTGGTTGAAACAGTTACTCAAGACGAAACACAAACAACTAGGGCTAGCATTGCAAGCTGGCTCGAAAACAATATTCTAAACAAGAAAAAGTAAATCTTTATAGGAGAATAAAAACATGGCTTTAAAAGCAGATAGACACGAAGAACAAACAGATATTTCTTTTTTTTACAACGCTGGCACCGCAACTCGTGGTGGAGTTGTTGTTCTTGATAATGTTAACGCTTCCGGTGCCGCTATGGACCAGGGTGTTAACCTTGTTAAGTACGCTCAAGCAGCCGCAACAAATGTTCCTGTTGGAATTTTGTTGAATGACGTTGTAAATAAGGATCTTACCCGCACTCACTTGAACCAGTTTAAAGACGAAGTTCAAAAGGGCGGTAAGGTTACCGTTATGACCAAGGGCTGGGTTGTTACTAATAACATTACCGGAAGTCCTACTCCTGGTCAAGTTGCTTATGCTGATTCGGCAACTGCTGGTAACATTACCACTTCGGCTTCCAATGCTCAAGCTTCTGGAAATTTGGCAATTGGCCGTTTTATGTCCAACAAGGACAGCGACGGGTATGCTAAAGTTTTCGTAAACCTTCCCAACTTCGGCCAATAATATATTAATATAAAAGGAGAATAATATGTCGTATACAGAAAGACCAAGCGATGAGTTCATCGCATTACTAAAGAAATCGGGTAACGCTGATCAAAACATCGCTCTTGCTGCTCAGCATGAATTTGCTAAGGCTCTTGAGCTTCCTTTGCGTAAGGGTGTTTTGGTTGGAAATATCCTTGGCGATATTTTTGAAACAATCAATGTAGAGCCCGGTGGATCGACTGAATATCCCTTGGATTTGATCAGCCCAGGTCTTGAAGGTGAGCATGTTGCTTACACCAATCCTGGTCATGGTCGTATTCCTGAGCGAAGCGTCGAAAGTGACTATGTAACCATTCCAACTTATAGCATTACAAGCTCGATTGACTTCTTGCTTCGTTATGCTCGTGAAGCCCGATGGGACATTGTTGCTCGCGCGATGCAGGTTCTCGAAGCCGGTTTTGTTAAGAAGATGAACGATGATGGCTGGCATACAATTCTTGCCGCTGGTGTTGATCGTAACATCCTTGTTTATGACGGCGATGCCACTGCTGGCATGTTCACAAAGCGGCTTGTATCTTTGATGCAAACCGTTATGCGTCGGAATGCTGGCGGTAACACCGGTTCGGCTAATCGTGGTCGTCTTACTGACCTCTACGTTTCGCCAGAGGCTTTGGAAGATGTTCGCAACTGGGGTCTTGATCAAGTTGACGAAGTCACCCGTCGTGAGATTTATACCGCTAGCGAAGGTGGTGCTCCTATCACCCGCATTTTCGGTTGCAACCTTCACGACCTTGATGAGCTTGGCGAAGGTCAAGAATATCAAAACTTCTTCACTTCGTCCACTGGCTTGGCTGGTGCTGTTCAGGCTAGCGACGTTGAATTGGTTGTTGGCTTGGATCAGTCCACCCGCGACAGCTTTGTTATGCCGATGAAGGAGCAACTTCAGGTCTTTGAAGATCCAATGCTTCACCGTCAGCAACGCGCTGGCTACTATGGCTGGGCTGAACTTGGCTTTGCTGTTCTTGATAACCGTCGAGTTATTTTGGGCAGCTTCTAAGTTATTTACATTCAAAATGTAATCCAATTAGGGGTTTTTACCGTAATGGTAAAAGCCCCTTTTTTGTGTATAATAGGTTGTATAATTTTCTAATTTGGGACTTTAGGAGGCGAAAATGGCCGCTTTATCTGATTATTTGGAGTCTGGACTATTACACCACGTTTTTCGTGGTCAAACATTTCCTAAGCCAACCGGAATTGCAATTGCTTTAACTAGCGGCGTTCCTTTAGATAGCCATACTGGGGGAACAATTCCGGAAATTCCATCTGGAATAAGTGGTTCTGGCACAGGATATTCAAGAATACAACTAAGTTCTCCAGCTAGTAGCGGTAATTATTTTTGGCTATATAATACAAATGATCATAATGCTGGTAGCGGAATAATTAAAAATAGCGTCTCTTTTGTTTTTGGAACCGCTCTCGTTGATTGGGGCTGGGTTTCTGGAGTAGCTATTGTTGATGATCATAGATATGGTAGCGGCAATCTTTTGATGCACGCAACATTAGCTAATCCTAGGATAATTTATATGGGCGACAGTGTTAAGTTCGACGCAGAAACCCTTCAAATAGCATTTAGATAATATGATTTTATCAAAAACAGAATATATTGATTCTGTAAATTATCTTCTTCCAGATAATTCTACTCAACTAATATCCCCGCTTGATATTAGAACTAGTTTTATAAACCTTGCAGACTCTGCCCACAATATGCTTGATGGACAGATAATTAAATCTGCTAATTTTGCTAGTTTAGAAACTCGCACAACTCGTGCCGGTGAATTATCAATAAGTAGCTATTCTTTGCCAGGAAGAGTTAATGTTGACAATACCGCTGTTGGATATTATTCTTTGGGTGGAAATTATGATGGCGCATTTAATACCGCCATTGGCTCAAACTCTTTAGGTTGTAACTTATATGGTGATTATAACGTTGGACTAGGTTATAACTCTTTAGCTGGAAAT